CCTGGTAGTGAGCCCATACTTTTTGACGCTGATTCTACAATGCTGCGAATGTATACTATTTCCTCTACCTTTTGCGTGCGGAGTAATTGTAGTGCAATATACACTGATAAATATGTTTTCGCGGAACCCGCAGGTCCATCTATTAAAGACATCCTACAATTATCTTTAAAGCAAACATCTAAGAAATTATCATGTACATCAGTTAAGTTGTATTTCTGCTGTATACTATAATCGAGAAATTTATTCTTCTCTATACTGTCAGTAATTTCTGTTTTATCTATTTTTGTTTTTTTACTGACTCGTCGACCGTTCATAGATGTCCTTTTTGATGATGTAGTAGCATCCCCTCGATTTCGTTTAGTCATATCTGTAAGTATTTACTTGCTTTTTGTTATTTTACAATTATAATAATCGCTGTGAACATATTATTGTGTTGTCTTAGTTATAGGGAGTATACAGGTTCAGAGATATATTTTTATGAACTCTCAACTGCCTTACACTCAGCTGGTCACAATGTATCTATTTTTTCTCCTTTCGTAGATAGCCCATTACAAGATAGAACTAAAGATATAAACTTTCCCAATAAAGAGGAAATAAAGAAAGAACCATACGATATGGTTTTGTTTTCTCATGGAAAAATTATATGGGAGTATATAAAAGACGTTAAGACAAATAGACTAATTAATATTATTCACTCTGAAGTTATTGACCTAGAAGAACCGGTAGACAGTTCTAAGATTGACTTGTATATTGGTATACGTCCGTCTATTGTTGACTTTATAAAAAGTAAACTACCTAATGCTAATATAAAATTAATATATAATCCGTTTGATTTTACTAGATTTAACCCTCAGAGATGTAAAAAGAAAAAGAGTGTTAAGGATAAAGTGGTTTTATTTCCGGGTAGTTTAGATTACTTAAGATACAAGCCGTTGAGGTATTTGTTAGATTTATCTGAAAAGCAAAACTTTAAAGTTTTGCACGTTGGTAGGTCCGATTACTCTACTGTACATCCTAACTTTGCTACAATTGAACCTACATGGAGTGTAGAAACGTATTATAAGCAATGCGATATTGTTTCTGGTATATTCTTAGGTCGTACTTCTATAGAGGGGTTATTGTGTAGTAAGAGAGTACTACAGTTTGATGTAGATAATATGGGAAATATTAAAAAAGTGTATTGGCATACTGAAGAGGAGTTAGATAAATTCGATAAACACAATGTTGTTAAGCAGTTTTTAAATGTCTAAGGAAGATATCACAGTTATTTTTAATGGTTATAAGCGTTTAAACTTTTTAAACCAGCAGTGGAATTGTGTTGTTAATCAAACTATTAAACCTAAAGAAATATTTATATGGGTAAATAATGCTGATGTAGATCAAACAATACACCCTTCTATTGAGAGTCATGCTACTATAGCTCGATGTAATAAAAATTTAGGTGTGTGGTCCAGGTTCTTTTATGCCTTAAACTGTACAACAGAGTATATTTGCGTTATAGATGATGATACTTTTCCTGGAGATATGTGGCTGGAGAACTGTATGAATCATATTACAAAAAAAGACGGGTTATATGGTTCAAGAGGAGTAGTGTTTAGAGATAAAAACAACTATAGAGATCACTATGATGTCGGCTGGACGTCACCAAATGAAGAAGTAACTCAAGTTGATTTAGTTGGTCACAATTGGTTTTTTAAAAAAGAACATCTTACAGCATATTTGAGGGAATTACCGTTAGATGATTACTCTATTGCCGGTGAAGATATGCACTTTAGCTACACATTACAAAAGTTTATGAACTGTAATACGTATGTACCTCCTCACCCGAAAGATAATACTAGATTATGGGGTAGTAATCATGATTTAGGATGGAAGATAGGTACAGACAAAGCAGCAATATCGCATACAAGCGCTGGATTAGATCAAATGCAGAAATATTTTAATGAATTAGTTAGTAAGGATTATAAATTTATAGAAGAATGAAAAACATTAGTAAAAATGATCATGACAACAATATGTATACTAACCATAGTATGGAGTTTTGGGTAGATCACAATAAACGACATGCTGATGAGGCGTTTAATAACGATGAGTTAAAGGTACAAACTCTTTTAGATACCTATCCTGATATAAGAGACACTGCTATTGATATTGGGAGTGGTGGTGGGTGGATGTCAAGCAAGCTTACAGACTACTTTGATGTGGTGTATGGCATCGAGCCTTCAAAAAAAGCTATAGATTTATGCAGGAATTTATATAAAGGAAAAAATATTAAATGGGTACATGGTTACTCTGAAGATGCGTTTAAAGTAATTGACTTTCCGACTAAAAATGTGTTTATTAATACATGCTCTGTGTTTATTCACTTAGATGATAAATATATCATCCCTACCCTCAAGTGGATAAATGAAAACTTTAACAATAGTATTTTAAGTTTTCAAGAGTTTTGGTCTGAAACTATCCATATAAATAAACCTCTTCATAATTGTAGAACAAAGCAATGGTGGACTGATCAATTAAGTAACTGGGATTTAGATTTTCACGGACCTGATATGTCATCTCACGGATCACAATATACATCTTTTAACAAAGGTATACACGGGTATATTAAATGAGAGTTTTAATAGGAATAGGCACTAGACCAGAGTGGATAAAAATAAAGCCTCTTTTATCTGTCTTAAAGGACCATAATATTATTTATAAATGCTTATTCACCGGTCAGCATAAAGATCTATTAAAAGAATATTCCTTTGATTATACTCTATCTATACCTGAAACAAATATTAATAGGCTTAATGTAGTGGTTGCGTCAATTTTAAATCATAATATTAACTGGTCTAACTGGGATTATGTTCTTGTTCAAGGAGATACTGCTTCAGCGTATGCGTTAGCTTTAGCTGCATTTAATAATAATATACAAGTTATTCATCTAGAAGCTGGTTTGCGTTCACATGACTTACATCATCCATATCCTGAAGAAGCGTATAGACAGATGATATCTAGAATCGCCACTATTAATTTATGTCCAACTGAATTAAGTTGTACTCATCTTAAAGCTGAAAAGGTCTCCGGTGATATTTATAATGTTGGTAATACTGTATTAGATAATATTCAAAATATTAAAACAAGTTATACTAATTTAATCTTAGTGACTTTACATAGAAGAGAGAACCATACTATTTTGCATGAGTGGTTTAACACAATTAATACTTTAGCTAAGGCTCATCCTGAATTGAGGTTTGTGTTTATTAAGCATTTTAATCCAAATGTAATTAAGCGATTAAACATATTGACGAATATAAAAGTAATAGACCCTCTATCTCATAATAAATTAATAGATTTATTAGCTCAGACTAAATTTGTTATTACTGATAGTGGTGGCTTACAAGAAGAAGGTAGTTTTTTAAATAAGCGAGTAATTGTTTGTAGAGAAAAAACTGAACGACCAGAAGGTATTAATACTAATCATTTAGTAATGTGTAAGACCGTTAAGAGTTTGCCAACTACATTTGAATCAGTAAATAATAATTATAAGATAAATGAGGAATGTCCATACGGAGATGGTCATTCGTCACAAAAAATTATAGATATTTTACTCTCGTATGAAGGTATTTGAAGATGATATTAAACACATGCTCGCTAGGCTTCAAAACCACGAGTATTTTTCGTTTTCTAAATACGCAGATGGTGAGTACGCAGTTCTCCGCAACACTAAAATAACAAACTGTGATAACTGGGTGTTCGACCCTGTAAGTCGTCAGTATGAGCGACAATTACTTTTAGAATCCTTTCAATATAACCACGACAATTATCACGTAGGTATATCCTGCCCTTGCTGTCAACCTAAAGTCGATGTAGAGTGGATGCGCGATAACGTTAAGACTAAAAACGTAACATGGGCTAACTTATTTGTTAATAATAATTATCGCTTTTTTAGAGAGAATTTTTTCTCTACCTTTAATGACTGGCCTGGTCGAGTTATATTAATAGGTAATGAAGCAGGTGTTAATAAAAAGCTACCATTCAAATGTAATATTTTTTATCCTATTAGTATTGAAGGATGGTTAGAACCAAATTTATCAAAAACCATTAAAACGTCTAAAAACCTCGCCACTGAAAAGAACGATCAATTATTTTTATTTTCCGGTGGTCCGTTAGGTAATATTTTAGCTCACTTACTGCACATTGAAAATCAAAATAATACATATATAGATATAGGTTCAACAGTAAATCCGTGGATAACGGGAAATAATAGAGGTTACTTAAACGGAGTAGATCAAAAAACGTGCATTTGGTGATAAAAATGGATTTGGAAGTAAATGAAATGAGTTTTGAAGCTGTAGAAAAATTTGAAAAAAATATAGCAGATTGGTTCGGCGCTCCTTATGCTGTTGCTGTCGATTCATGTACTCATGGTATAGAACTTAGTTTACGGTTGTTACAAGTAGAAAAAATTAAAGTACCTACAAGAACATATATTTCTATACCATTTCTTGCAGAAAAATTAAAGATAACACGACAATGGGTCTCTCACGAGTGGAAAGATTATTATTTTCTTACAGATAGAATAGCTGATGCCGCTGTCTTATGGAAAAAAAATAGTTATATTTTAAATAGTTTAATGAGTATAAGCTTTCAATATCAAAAACACTTAAGCTTGGGTCGCGGCGGTATGATATTAACTGATAATAAAGAGGAAGCTGTTACTCTTAAAAGAATGAGTTATGACGGTCGAACTCCAAATAAGCCATGGCGCGATCAGGACATAGATACCGTTGGTTATCATTATTACATGACACCAGAAACAGCGCAAACCGGCCTTGACAAATTACCTTCAGCGATAGAGACCACTCCTCGTGATTGGGTCCTTCAAGATTGGCCAGATTTAACTCGAATGACCGTCTTCAAAAAATGAAAAAGAAAGCATTTATAACAGGTATAAGCGGCCAAGATGGTTCCTACTTAGCGGAATATCTTTTAAGCTTAGATTACGAAGTATATGGATTAGTCCGGCGACATTCTGTACCCGAAAATCAACAATCAAGATTAGATAGGATTATTAATAAAATAACAGTTTTTTATGGAGACTTAAATGACCCACTAAGTTTACATAATATTATATCTAAGCTCAAACCAGATGAGTTTTATAATTTAGCCGCTCAATCTCATGTAAGGATATCTTACGATATACCTAAATATACTATTCTGACTAACGGTTGCGCCTTAATAGATATTTTAGATATTATTAAAAATAGTTCTCCTGAAACAAAATTTTATCAAGCTTCGAGTTCCGAGATGTTTGGGCTTTCGGTAGATGATGATAATTTTCAAAGAGAATCTACTGCGTTTAACCCGGTTTCTCCGTATGGTTGCTCTAAGGTACTAGCTTTCAATACAGTAAGACATTATAGAAGAGCATATAAATTACACGCCGTTAACGGTATTCTTTTTAATCACGAATCACCACGGCGTGGTTCGAACTTTGTAAGTAGTAAAATTATTAAAAGAGCATGCGAAATTAAATTAAAAATATCTTCAGAATTAGAGCTTGGTAATATTGACTCATATAGAGACTGGGGCCATTCAAAAGATTACGTTAGAGCGATGCATTTAATAATAAACAACGCGACCTCTGATGATTTTGTTGTTGCAACAGGAGAAACTAGATCCGTAAGAGATATGTGTGATGTTTGCTTTAATTATTTAGGTTTAAATTATGAAGATTATTTAAAAATAAATCCAAAGTTTCTAAGACCGGAAGAGCTTCCATATTTAAAAGGAGACTGTTCTAAATTAAAGAAAAATTTCGACTGGAAGCGAGATTATACGTTCGAATCAATGATTGAAGAAATGACGAATCACTGGATGGATATCTTAACTGGGAAGGAGTCATATAGGTAAAATGAAAAAAATATATTCTAAAGTATCTCCTGATAAACTATTACATATTGTACATTTTCCAGAAGATTTCCCGGATGAAAGTGTACAAAGAATTGATATAGTAGATTCTGATAATTTTATTCAGTGTTCATCGTTAAATTTAAAAAAAGATAAAACATTTAGACCACATAAACATATATGGAAAAACAGACAAAGAGATGTAATCGCTCAAGAGTCTTGGATAGTTGTAAAAGGATCTGTTAAATGTTTTTTTTATGACTTAGATGACGAATTACTAGAAACAGTTATTATTTCCCAGGGTTGTGCGAGCTTTACCCTTGAAGGAGGTCACAATTATCTTATATTAGAAGATAACACACTTATAATGGAATATAAAACAGGTCCTTATGAAGGTCAATCGTTAGATAAAAAGTTTATAACTAACGCATAAACATGAAAAATTTATTTTTTGACATTGATTCGTTAAGCAAGTGTGGAGAGAATGTTATAATAGGTAAAACAGTCCGAATTCGATATCCCGAATTAGTTGAGATCGGAGACAATGTTATAATAGATGATTTCACATATATATCAACAAGGCTGAAGATACATAATAACGTACATATTTCTTGTGGCTGTAAAATTATTGGAGGTAAAAATGCATTTGTTGAAATGAATGAGTTTTCAACATTAGCTCCTAATGTGGTATTATCCGCAGGAAGTGATGATTATACGTCAGGAATAGCCACTCCAACAGTACCGTTAAAATATAAAGGAAAGGTTGAAATCGGTAAAATAACTATTGGTCGCCACTCAATAGTAGGGTCAAATTCCGTAATCTTACCAAATGTAACTCTAGGTGAAGGAGCTTCGGTGGGTGCGCTATCATTAGTAAAGACTGATTTAAAGGAATGGTATTTATATGGAGGAATACCTGCAAAAGAAATTAAAAAACGTTCTAAAGATGAGATTTTAGGAATGGAGGAGAAATATTATAATGAAAATATTACTACCCACTTGTGACAAATATCAGTTTTTAGTTGAAAATATTATTTTTAATTTTTCAAAATATTGGCCAGAGCATTTTGATGTAGTCGTACTCGGTCATAGTGAACCAAAATTTTCTCTTCCAAACAAATGGAGTTTTATTCAACTTGCCGAGAAATCATCCCCTAAAGATTGGAGTAATGAATTAATATCTTTTTTTGATAATTTCAATGATGAATTCTTTATAAATTTTATAGATGACACCTTTTTAACTAAGAGGGTAAACCACGAAAAAATATGTGAAATGATTAGTCTCATTAAAAATACTGATAAAATCAGCAAAATCTTTTTATCAGGCTCTTTAATTGGGTTTAATCAATTCGAAGATACATCATATGATGCAAGTGTTGTTAAAATATTACCGAGCTCTCCATATAGAACAAGCATTCAAACCGCTATATGGAGAACATCTTTTTTTAAAGAATGTTTATTACCTAATCTAGATCCGTGGCAATTTGAACTTCAAAATAATGATGATCCAAATCATGTTATTCTTTCCTTTAAAAATAATTTCCCTTTATCTTTTTGTCATTTTTGCCAATCTTATGCATATAACCATAAAACACAACCTGTTAACGACCTTACAAAGGGTTGTTTTGATGATACATTACTAGATAGAGAAGATTTAGAACAAATAATATGTATGTTTCTTAGAAATAGTTTTTTGCTAAATTAAAATATATGAAAGTAGCCGCGACAATACCTATAAAGAGCAATTCAACGAGAGTTAAAGATAAGAATTTTAAGCTCTTAGGGGATAGGCCTTTATATCAGTATATTATCGATCATTGTATAGAAGCAGAATGTTTTGATAGTATATATGTTGATACAGATAGTGAAGATATAAAGGCTTATTGCTTTCAGAATGACGTAAAATGGATAGAACGTAAGCCAGAACTTACTTTAGACACAGCAAACGGTAATGATGTATTTCACTATGACATAGATCATATAGATGAGTATGACTTTTACTTTCAACTATACGCAACTGCACCATTTTTAAAGCCAGAGACAATTAATGCATGTGTAGACAAGCTAACTCATACAACAAAGTATGATTCTATATTAACAGCTACAGAAGAATACGGATGGCATTGGTTTCAGAATCAGCCAGTTAATTATC